TAGTGTACCTTCTAATCTGAAAATTGCTGATTGATTTACGTTAGACTGATAAGCAATATAATATCTAAACTCGTCCTCATTACCATAAGAAATTTCTGATAATTTAATATCTTCTTTGTTGCGCATAAAATCTTCTTTCATAATATTTATTACTTCTTCTGCGATAGGTTTTGCCATTAATTCAATCCATTCATTAGTTTGCTCGTTGTATATTTTAGGAATTGCGTTCATTATTTATTCACTCCTGTATCTATCCAAATTTTTGTTTTATCTGTTGGTTCTGTGCTACCAATCTCGATGTTCGATGTTTCAGTTATCTCGCTTTTTAAGTAACCATTTTTTACTGCATATTCAATAAGTTCTTTCCAGTACAGTTTAAAAGTGAGTCAGGCGCAGTGAAACCTGAAGTTTTCGACACTAACGAACCGTTTACTGACGATTCTGATGAAGAAGAATTTGAATTTGATAATGGTGGAGGAGGAGCTCCAGATGAAAACACAATCTCAAATCAATAAACGTTTAAGAGATTATAAAAACGGTGTAGTAGATAGTCCATACAGAGTTAAACGTTGGACGAGTTATGACGCTTCCTTTGGTGCTATGGAACCAGGAGCAATTGACGTAGATAGATCTTATCACGCGCAATGTGCAGATTTACCTACGGACTATATATTATGGCTAACTGATAATAAGTATAGAGCGTGGGGGAACGCTAAAGATTTTCCTAACAACAAATTTCCTGAAGGTTGGAAAATTCTAGAGAACAAGCCATCTACAATACCTAAAAAGGGTTGGATTGCAGTATTTACAAGTGGCACGTATGCTCAATATGGACATATAGGTATTGTATACAATGGCGGTAATACGACTAGCTTCCAAATTTTAGAACAAAATTGGAATGGTTGGGCAAATAAAAAACCTAGCTTACGATGGGATAACTATTATGGTTTAACACACTTTATTGTTCCACCGGTAGCAAAAAAAATAGAAGAACCTAAAAAAGATGCAAAATCAGCTCCTAAACAGTTAGTTAAGGAAAATAGTAGTATCAAAGTTAATACTAATCATATCAAAGGTTGGAATATGACTAAGAGAGGTCATAAACCTAAAGGTGTAGTTATTCATAACGATGCTGGTACAATGAATTCAAAGCAATACTATAACAATCTAGTAAACGCTGATTACAATAGATTAGCAAGAGGTATAGCTCACGCATATGCTGATAGAAACGGTATTTGGGAAGCTATATCAGAAGATAGAATTGCTTGGCATGTATCGGATGGCGTTCAACCGGGTTCGGGTAATTTTGAAACTTATGGAATTGAAGTTAATCAATCAATGTATGTAAGTGATAAAGATTTCCTTAAAAATGAACAAGCAGCTCTTAAATTCGCAGCGCATAAACTTAAAAAGTGGGGGGTGCCAGCTAACAGAAATACTGTACGTTTACACAACGAATTTAGTTATACAGCTTGTCCTCATCGTTCAGCTAAATTGCATACTGGTATTGATCCAACAAAACAAGCATGGACTAAGGCAACACAACTTAAGTTAAAAGATTACTTCATTAAGCAAATTAGAGCTTATATGAAAGGCGATACACCTAAGATTACCACAGTGAAAAAACAAGCCTGGCAGTGCTTCTACTCCGGCTAACAGAAGAGATATGAACGGTTGGAAAGTAAATAAATATGGAACTTATTATAAAACGGAACACGCAACATTTACACCTAACACTCCAATCAAAACACATTATGTTGGGCCGTTTAGAAGTTGCCCTGTGAGTGGCGTATTACAGCCAGGTCAAACAATAAAATACGATACCGTATGCAAACAAGACGGCCATGTTTGGATTAGTTATACAGCCTACAATGGCAAAGATGTGTGGTTAGCAATAAGAACATGGGATAAAAATACAGATAGTGTAGGTAAGTTGTGGGGGACAATTAAATAATTGTGATATAATTAAATTACCACGTCATTATACAAGGGTAGTCCTAGCGACTGCCCTATTTTTTTATGCAAAAAAAAGAAGTAAAATGCTTGTATAATAAACAGTTGTGTAGTATAATTATATTTGTAAGTTAGTTAATGACTTACAAATTATGTGTAAGGGGGTAAAAGCCTCATGCTAGACATAATAAAAACACTCCTAGAACATCCAGTATTGGCAGTACTGATAGTTCCAGAAGTGTTAAAACAACTTAGAAAATGGCACCTCGGTTACCTAGACCGAAAGCCAAACAACAAAGATTAAAATTATGTTTGGAGCCTTAGGGCTCCTCCTTACACTTATATATTATAACATTATTTGGAGGTTTTCAATTATGACAGGGCAAATGTATTTATCGTTGTTTATATTAAGCCTACCATTGTTGCTATTTATAGGAAGAAAAACACATTTTTATTATTTAGATAAGAAGAACGGACGTAGATAAAATGAGTGAATATAAAACGAAAATAATCGAATTGGTCGAAAGTAATATAACGGGATATCAAATCCATAAAGAAACTGGTGTATCACAATACGTTATTTCACAATTAAGACAGGGTAAGCGCGATGTTGACAATTTGACATTAAACACTACCGAAAAGCTATATGAATATTCTAAAAAAACGTTATAATGAAATTGATTAATAACAACATTCGTATCGCTGAATTAGATAGTGAAGGAAACACATATAAACTCTACAAATGGTAAGAACGCAAGTTGCTTTAATTGAATAGATAACAAAATTCGGTATAATGATTACTAGGTTGTTCTAACTTTTTTCAGTGTATTGATTGAATTTTGTTTAGTTTAATGAGCGTTACAGTTTCTTTTTGGAATTGTAGCGCTTTTTTATTTGCAAAACTAATGTATCGTGTTATTATACTGATTACGAATTACATTATTCGTACTTGTTACTTTTCAACATTTATATATTTACTTATTCATCCCCCCCTTTGATGAAAAGTATATTTGTATTAGACTTAATAACATGTTCTTTTATTGGCGACTTTAGCAAATTTACGTGCGAATCTTGCTTGTTCTTTCACTGCTGAAGGAATATTAATAGTCTCTGACTGCCTTATATGGTAGTCTTTTTTTATTGGAAATCTATATCCACACCAATTATAGACACATTTTTTATACGGAAGTATGCTCAATCAACATTAATAGAGTGTCTATACTTCCGTACATAAGTTAATAAAATTCTATATCGTTTATTTTAATAGAATGCCTGTTTTTAAGTTTTACATATTCTATGTCGATAGACTTAATAGCCATCTTAATGAAATCTGCTTTATCTTCCAACGAAAATATTTTCCATGATTCCAACAATACATTTTTAAATTTTCTTATCTTATCTATATCTAGTGTTTTTCTAGGTACTAATTCTTTTTGTTTTTCATATTCTGCGATTGTTTCGTCTGTTTCTTTAATTAATTCAAATAATTCTTCTTCTTGCATTAACCCTTTAGCATATAATTTATGATACCTTTTACGTTGTTCCATAATTTTGTCTATATCAATAGTAACGACATCGTCTTTTTGTTTTGTCTTTACTTCGTATTTTCCTAAGTCTAGTTTAGATAGGTAATCGCGAAAAACTCTTAATGCTTCATTTTCTGCAAAGCCGAAACTTTCCTTTTTACCTTTACATGTGTTGCAATAATACGTTTTATAGGTAACATAGTCTTTCTTTCTCTTTTTTGTTGCTGTGTTCATTGTTAATGTGCCACCACATTTTGGGCAAATAAATTTACCTCTGAATACTGATACATGACTGACTATTTTAGTGTTGATTCTTTCTTCTAGCCTTTCTTTTATTTGTTGATACATTTCTTCGGTAATAATAGGTTCGTGAGAGTTTTCTATAAATACATCTCCCCAAGTATAATGTCCTCTTGTGATAGGGCTTCTTAGCGCTCTTGTTATTGTTCTATCTTCCCATCTTTTGCCATTAGGAGGTGGTATATCTGAATCGTTTAATTTCCTAGCTATACCTTTTGAACTGACACCTTTCAAAACTTCATCATATGCCCACAAAACTACTTTTTTGTAATCATTAGGAATGTAAGTGTTATCTACACGATCATAATAAAAGGGTGGTGGTGTGAGTATCATGCCTTGCTTAATTGCTGCACGTTTACCCATCATTACTCGTTCTCTAATCGTTTCACGTTCCCATTCAGCCATAGCACCGACTAAAGTAACAAACAAGCGCCCCATAGCTGTAGAAGTGTCGTAAACCTCTGTAGCACTTCTGAAAGCAACATTGTTCTGTTCAAATATCTCTAGGAAGTCCAATAAGTCACGTACATTACGTGTAAGCCTATCTAACTTGTACACTAAGACTAAATCAAATCGTTTAATGTCATTCATCATACGTTGTAATTCTGGTCTGTCACGCTTAGCACCAGAGAAACCAGCGTCGACAAATACATCTGATATGCTCCAGTCATTTATCTCACAAAATGATTTAAGTTTTCGTTCTTGCTCTTCGATAGAATGACCGTGTTCTTTTTGCTCTAACGTACTGACACGAACGTAAATAGCTACGTTCATAATTCATCACTCCCTAAAAAAAGTAAAAAATAATAAGGGTAGGCATGCTACCCATATAAATTTATTTAATTATTTTTTGGTGGCGTATCTGTTCCGAAAATTGATGGGTGGCCACCAGAATGGTCTTGTGGTACTTGTTCCATTTGTGATTCATCGTGAGTTGTAGGCGGTGTTTCTTGAGTATTTGAAGGTTGATTATTTGCTTGTTGATCATTAGTTTGATTAGATTGGTCAGTTTGTGAATTGCTACTAGCACTAGCTACGTTATTTTGATTATTATTTGTTGATTGACTATTATTATTTGAATCACTAGTTGTTTTGTCATCTTCAGTTTTACTTTCTTTAGAATTGTTATCATCTGTTTTAGCGCTAGCTACATTTTTTGAATCATTATCTTCTGATTTATTATCTTTTTTACTATTATCTGTTAAATCTTCTGTTACTGAATAATCTTCAGATTTTAAGTCATCTAACTTAATTGTTTTAGTACCTAATTTTTTTACCATCAGCACCTTTTGTAGCTTTTAAAACTACATCTTCATCATTTTGTAATTTGTAAGTCATGATACCTTTTGCAGTTTTACCTTTTTTAATAGTGTCATTACTATGTTCGTTCCATTCACCAAGTTTTCCGGTAGTAGGTGTAATCCCGACATCTAATTTATTTACAGTATTGTCACTATCCTGAATTGCTTCAAAACAAGCAATCCATACATTCATTGAAGTTATATCTTCGCTATCTGATTTGTTTTTAACATGATACTTGAAAGCTAATAATTTATCACCCGAATCTTTGTCATTAAGAATAAAAGTATCATCAATTTTTAATACTGCTTGATCTAAAACTAGTGTGTCATTTTTGAATTGTGGTTTATCTTCACTTACCTTTTCAGTATTTTTATCATTGTTGCCACATGCTCCTAATACTAATAAACTTGCGAAAATCAAAAATAAAACCTTTTTCATTCTACATTTCTCCTTTGTTTATATTTCTTTATATTTAAAAACTCTCAACGGCTCAAACGTAATAGAGTAATCGCCGTAGTGAGTTCCAATACCATGTTTTTGTTTGTAATGTTCCAATATTTCTAATACGTGTTCTTCACTTAATTGAACATAATCAGCTAATTCATATAAGCTACTTACACCGTAGTTATGCGCCTCCACAATAATACGCAAGGGCAGTGCTGCCTCGTATCCGTGACGTTTAGCGTAGTTTTCAAACTTACGGTTAATCCATTTAGACTGGTCTAAAATATTCCCATATGTAAGTTTGTGATGTGCAAGTTCTTCGTATAAGATTTCGGCTTTGCGTGTTTCGGGTAAATTTTTATCAATAAGTATAACGCCGTTATCATAAAAACCTTCAAAATCTCCTTTTAAAGCAATACCATCATCAATAGGAATATGCCTATTTTTAATAACTAATTCTTCATACAATGACACAAAAAATCTTCTTTTTGCTTAATTTCTTTCTTCAACTCACGCAATTCTCGAACAGTCATCTCATCTGGTGTCTTAGTTTCGCCATTTGATGTCGTATGTTCTTTGGTGCGTTCTATTTCGGGGAGAGTTGCGATTTCGTATAATGCTTGCATTCCTAAATTCGAGGACATCCTCGTTTTCAATTCTGGAGTATCGTAAATCTTAATCATCTGTTGTGCTACACGTTGGTTTAAATTCACTTTCTCAAGCCATTTGCCAAACTCACCATGTGCTAAGTCATTTTCTTTAACATGTTTCAATCTTCGACCAATTTCGAAAATAGATTGACCAGCGATGTTTTGATAACTTTTAATTTCAGTTTCTATTGTGGTTAAGTCATTACTAAGTTGTTATTTTCCATAATTGTCTCCT